CTATTGGATGGCGATTTCGTTGGGCTGGGCGGTGGCGTTCCACCGGGCCTTGATGTACTTCTCCGTCGTCGCCTTGTCCGCGTGGCCACAGAGCAGCTGGATCTGCTCGATGGGCGTGCCGGCGAGCCACATATCGGTCGCGCCCTTTCCCTTGAGATCGCGGAAGCCGAAGCTCTTGAACGGCTGCAGACCCTTTGACTCGCGAGCCTTGTTCGCCTTCTTCATGGCAGCCGTCAGCATCGACATGATCCCCGTGTACGTGTACGCATCACCCTGTCGGGTGTGCACCAGCGGCTGGTCGATGTGTGGCACCGCGCCCATGGCGCGCAAGATCAGAATTTCAAGCCTCTCGGTCATGGCGATCTTCACCCGCATGCCTGTCTTGCCCTGGGTGAACGACAGCACGCGCTGCTTGGTGTGCGAATCGCGGGCCAGCACGGCCGGCGTCCAGTGCAGCAGGTCGCTTTCCGGCCGTTGCAGTGTGCGGTAGGTCAGCTCCATGAGCAGCCGCACCTGGGTTCCCGCAGCTTCGTACACCGCCAAATATTCTTCGTTCGTCACGTAGCGCTCACGCTTTCGCTCGGGGTTGCCCTTTGTGCCGCTGGCCTGCATGCAAGGGTTGATCAGCATGGTGGTCTTGCCCTTGCGCATGATCCAGCTCAGGCAGGAGCTGAGACAGGCCTTCTCCCGGTTCGCGCGCACTGGTCTGCCGGCCTCGGCACCAATGTCGAGATAGGTCTGCACGTGCAGCGGTTGGATGTGCTCGGGCAGCATCGCGCCGAAATAGGCCTTGAGCGGCACCACGTCTTTCGTGTAATCCGACAGGGTGCGGGCCGCTAGGGTCTTTGCTGTCACCCGTGCCGCGCAATCCACCAGGAACTGATCGAGCCAGTAGCCCACGGTGCCAAATATTCCCTCCGGGTCGTTGTAGAGGGCCGCGCGTTCCTTGGCCACCTTCACGTCGGCGCCGATGCGCTCCCAGCGCCCGTCGCGGTGGCGGTAGTAGAAGGCCCCGTGCTTGAATGACAGCCGCGTGCCAGCCAGTCCCAGCGGGTCGCCGTCCTTACGCGCGCGCCCCATGCTTCCTCCTGTTGATGTGCTCGCGCAAAGCAGTCACGTTCGGGCCGGTCACTGCGTCGTTCTGCGCGGTCGCCATCCGTCCCGCCCCCAGCACGCGCTCGAATTCGCTGCGCGCCACCAGCGGGCGGCCATTGGGCTTTGTCTTCACCAGCATCCCCATTTTTTCAAGGCGTTTTCGTTTTGCGGCGCCCACCTTGAGCGGCGCGCACATGTCGTCAATTTCCGCGTCTGTCAGATAGGGGGGTAGGGCTTGCATTGCAGTCATTCGCAAAGTCCATGTGCAGGATCATGAAAGGGCGCGCCGATGGTTTGGAGCGGGCGAATCCCCCAGGTCCGCGCCCAGACCGCGCAACAAGGTTCTTTGTTGATGTACTTCGAGACATACCCAGCACCGCCAACGTCCCCCATGCGCATGACCGACACGCGATGCCTCTGTGCGCCGGGCTCGTCGCCGTCCTCTCGCAGCCAGTGTTTGCGAAAGACCTGCACAGCGCCGTCAGCCGCTGCTGAAGTTTCAAACCACAGCATTGCATGCCAATGGGGGCAGCCATCGCGATGCGGTTCAGCTATGCGCACGCCGTACATCCGCACCCCGCCGCGCGCCAGCTCAGCACGGGCGCGTGCCCATATCGTGCGAAGCCACTGCGCTGCATCACGCGGGGTTGATCCGTCATAGCTCGCGTGGCCCGCATGGAATCGGCTCGGGCAGGTCAGCGTCAAAAACACGCCCATATGACCAGCAGCGCGCGCGTTCTCGTCCGCGCGCTGGCTATGGGCGACAGCCAGGCCTCCCAGGCCGGTATGCGCGGCGCATTCGCTGGAGCGCTGGCGAATCGTGCCTTTCAGCATGGCGCCACCTCCAGCACATCCAGCAGCTCGACGCACTCCAGCGTCGCATTGGCCAGGGTCTGCAAGCTCCCATCGTTCAGGATGTCTGCGACGGCCTTGATCCGGTGGTGCTGCTCGCTCACGTGCATGGCCGTGTCTGCGGGCAACGCGGCCAGCTCGGGCCGGTGCACCCGCACCACCTTGGCGCCCAGGCGGCGCAGCATCGCTTCTTCGACAGGGTCGCGCAGATCCGTGACGACGATGCGATCCCGGCCGCAGCCAATCTGCCGGCCGATCCAGCGCTCCACGATGGCGGCGTAGTAGTCAGGCGAGTACCGGCGCTTAAACGACGCCCAGCGCTGCAGCACCCAGCGCGGGCTGCGCGGCGCGGTCAGGCTGTCGCCGCCGTCCGCAATCCAGCGCATGAATGCCGGGTCGCTGCACATGCCGGCTGCCAGCGCCGGCAGCGGCAATTCCTTCGTGTGCCGGTCGGTCAGCATGCGCAGGTCGATGCGCCAGGCATCGCACACCTCGCGGCGCAGCGCGTCCGCAAACGCGATGCGCACAAAGCCTTGCTGAGGCGCGAGCATGTCGGCGACGGAGTCTTTGCCCACACCAGGGCGGCCGGTCAGGGCCAGGATCAAGGGTTTTGCAGTCATGGGGTCCTCAAAGAAAAGTGGTTCAGCTCAGGCCACGAGCTGCAGCTGGGCCTGTTTGGGGTTGGTCGCCGGCGCGGCGGGCAGCCGGCGCGTGCGGCGCGGCTTGGCGGCATCGGCCAGGCGGTCGCGCTCGGCGTCGAACACGGCGCGCAGGTGCTCGGGCGTGGTGCCGGCCTGCGGCACATAGCCGCCGTGCAGCGGGCGCTGGAAGCAGTGCACGCGCGGCTCGGTGCGTTTTGCGTTCATGGGTGGGCACTCCTTTCGGTGGTGGTGGGTGAAATCAGGTCGGCGCGCGTGATGCGCACGGTGGAAAGCGCGGTCAGCAGGTCTGCCAGCAGCTCGGGCGGTGTGTCCAGCACGTCGCGCTCCATCTGGTCGCGGGCCGCGGTGCAGTCCTGCATGTCGTCGCATCGGCGGCGGGCGGCCTGCAGCACTTGGGCCAGCAGCGGGGTGGCATTTCGGCTCGCATCGGGCACGGCGGTGCGCGCCTGGCGGCGGGTTGCTTGGTTTTTCATCAGTTCCAATCCCTCGGGAATTGCGGCAGCGGCTTGGCGCGCAGGGGCGGGACGTGTTCAGAGCGCGCCCACTCGCTGAAATCGGGCCTGCCGGGTCCAAAAGCCAGCTCAGAAAGTTCGTGCGTGATGCGGGCCGTACAGTTATTGAAACCAGTCCAAGCGCGCGGCAAAGCCGCGCGGGCCGTGGCTGTGCCGTCGCCCTGCGCTTGTCCTGAATCGTCGGAACCACCGGCCATGCCGTGCGCGGCCAGCGCGCTCTCATCGAGCACCGGCGTCCAGGCAATGCGCCGGCTCACCAGCCAGCGGCCGCACATGCGCCCGCGCTGCGCGCGCAGGCCCACGATGCGGCCCACCGTCACAGACTCGCCGTATTTGTTGACCTGGCCCTCTTCGGGCGTGCGGTGCGCCGTGCGCAGGTGCCATCGGCAGCGCGGCTGCGCATGCCCGCCCATGGCCTCCATGAACGCGCACCAATCGGCCCGCACATCACCGCGCCGGTGGCAGGCATCAAACGCGCGCACCGTCTCCCGGTCGCCCTCGCGGGCAAACAGGTCCAGCTGGTCGCCCGTCACGCGGCGCAGCTCGCGCCACACCGTCACACTGGGCATGCCGATGGTCTGGAATTGGCGAATGCCCCAGGTGGCCGCCCAGGCGTCCACCCTTTGGTAACCCACGCCCGTCTCTTTCACGTCGCGTGCACCCTTGGCGCCCTGGTCGCCAAAGTCCATGGTGATCTGCTGTCCGTCCACCACGTCCATGTGCTCGGCCAGGGCCAGGTGGCCCACGCTCTTGGCGATGTACTTCGCCACATAGCCCGCCGCGCCGCCCTTGGTCAGGCGCTTCACGTTCACGCGGTTTTCTTGCGCGCCGCGCTCTTGGCCGTCATCGCTCAGCCAGTATTTGCGCACCGCCGCTTCAATAGCCTGGGCGTCCGCTTCGTTCTCGGCCCACAGCAGGGCGTGCCAGTGCGGCGTTGCATCGTGGTGCGGCTCGGCCACGCGCAGGCCATACATGCGCACATGCTTGCGCTGCAGGTAGGCGCGCACCTTTTGCCACATGCCGCGCAGCCACAGTTGGCCGTCGCGCGGCGTGGCGCCGGCGTATTTCTTGTTCGGGAAGGGGCGCCCGCCGCTGCCCAGCTTCACGGGGTGGAAGCGGCTCGGCAGCGTGAGCGTGACAAACAGCCCCACATGGGCGCGCGCATCGGCGTATTCCTCGGCACCCCGAATGCGCGTCATCAGCTCGCCACCGCGATTGACCGGGTTAGCCGTGCCCAGCGCCGCCAGCTCCAGCAGCGTGAACACCTGGCCCGCTTCATTTCGGTACAGCGTGCGGCCCAGCGCCTCGGCGTTGCGCTTGATCTGCGCCTGGCGGCGCAGCAGCCCGTCCTGGCTCACATAGCCGCCGCGCGCCTTGTTCACCAGGCCCAGGCCCACGGCGCCCGCTTCCACCACACGCGCCACGTGCACGCGCAGGCGCCGGCGCCACCAGGCTGCATCTTGTGCGCGCTTGATGGCCGGCTCGCCCTTGATCGGCATGTCTTCGGCAATGCCCACGCAGCGCACCAGCATGCGAATGGAATCCACCCGCGCCGCCAAGTCGCCGCCCTGGCCAATGCAAATATCGTCCAGCTCATCGGCCTGCGCGGCCAGCTTCTTGGCCATCTCGCAAATTTCGTAATCGGCCAGGTTCCACAGGCTGGCTGCGCCGTAGCTGTCTTCAAAGTCGGCCACCGACTGCAGCAAGTCCCACGCCTGCGCCCATTCGGGCGGCTGGTGCAAAAAGTCGTGGTCAGACTGCGCGGCTGCCACGATGGGCGGCAGGGCCGGACTGAACCGCGCACGCACGGCTGCCTGCCAGCCCACCGGGGCGCACTTCAAAACGCGCTCCATGTGGCTTTGCGCCATGTGCGCCGTGGGCTTGTGGCTGTTCCACTCGGCCAGGCTGGCGGTGGGCGGCTTGCGTGGGATCGTTGCCATGGCTACACCCGCGCCGCCAGCGCCGTCAGGCGCAGCAGATGCTTTTTGGCGCCGCGCACCACGCCGCGCACCTCGGCCTGCTCATGCGGTGGCATCTCATGCCAGTCGCGCAGCGCCAGGGTGCCCAGGCTGTCCACGTCCTGCCCCACGCCGCCCATCATCAGCATCGACATACGCCAGCTGATAGGCAACTGGCGCCACTCGCGCGCCGCCGCATCCACATAGCGCCCGCGGCTGGAGAGCTGCACATATTCATCACGCAGCCCCATCAGCCGCGCGCGCTCGGCGTCGTTCGCGGGCCTGGTTGCCAACCTCACCGGCGCGGGCCTGGCCAACAGGTCAAGATCAGGCGCCACCACCCCGATGCAATGCAGCTCCCCGTGCGCCAGGCGCTCGGCAAGGTCTTGCTTCATGCACGCACCCTGACCGGGGCCACGCCGAAGCCGCACACATCACCCTGCAGGCGATCTGCAATGTCAAAGGCGCAATCCCATGCAGCGGCCAGGCTGGCAGCGATCAGGTGCAGCGCCACGCGCCGGCCATCGGCGGCGCGGTAGGTCATGGCGTAGGTGCTCACAGGTACACCACGCCCTTCTCGCTGTAGCGCGCAGGGCAGACATGCATCGTCACCCGCAGATGCCCCTTGACCAGCACTACCCAATAGCGCGCGCCGTCTGTGGCGCGCCGCTCCACCTCACGCATTCCCTGCTCACAAAAAACGCGCGCTAAAACTTCGTTTCGACTGGCACCGGCCCTGCGCTCCCTGTTCGCGGCATAGGACTCATCGATCCTGATACCACGGCCCCACACCGCTCCCTTGACTTCGCCGCCATAGATTTCAGCGTCAGCCGCACGCGCCGCCGGCATAAGCCGTTCCAGCATGCGCAGTTGTGGAGCAAGACTTTTCAGCTCTCGCCTGCGCATGAAGTCTTCGTACGCCTGATAGTTCAACTGCCTGTCGTGCACTGTTGAAGGCGCTACAGCTTTTGCGCGCCGCACGCGCTTGGTGGCGGCGGTCATTGCTCGACACCCTGCAGAGCTGCAGCAAAGGCGCCCAGGCCGACAGCGAACAAAGCCAGGGCCAACACCAGCAGCGGCACGCTGCCCGTCACCGTGCCCAGCAGGCCGACCACCCAGGCCAGTACGCCGGTGCGAAAAGCGATCGCACGCATAGGAAGGTCAAACATTGCTGCCTCCTTCCGTGGGGATGCGCCATGCGCCATCGATGAACTTCGCGCCCAGTCCCAGCAACGCCTTCCAGTTGTCTGCGCCTGGCTGGTGGGTGTGCAATTCCGGCCCTGCCCATTTGAGCCAGCGACGGATGATCTCGGTGCCGACAGCGGCCGCAAGGGCAGAGGCATCCCGGTCGCCATGGGGCGCCGGGTTGGCCTGGGCGATGTGCCACAGCTGGGCTACATAGGCGTCCGTGTAGCCGCCGAGGCGATCCGTGTCGATCTCGATCGTGACGGTGGTTTTCATGAAAACTCCTCTTTTTGGGCGAACGAATCCCGCAGCGCCAAAAACGGCGCCGCAAGCGATAGGGAAAGCGGGGTAGGGGGTGCGCGCCTGCAGCGGCGCGCGGTGGCTACTCGGGGTGCGGCGGGCGCGCCTCGAACATGTCAAGCGTCACCGGGCGTGTGGTGCGCGGCGAATACGGGGAGTGCTGGGCGTGGTCCAGCGTGGCGCGCATCAGGTCGCGGCGCACATGGGTGGACAGCGGCAGATTGATGCTGGGGTTCGGCGTGGCGCTGGGCGAGAGCGTGCGCACGATCTCGGTCAGGGCACAAAAGGTGTGGCCGCACTCGGGGTTTACGCAGCAGTAAGTGGTCTCGCGCGTCAGCACTGTGATCTGCACGCTGGTGCGAATCAGGGCCGGCGTCTCGCAGTGCGGACAGTTCAGCCGCGTGCTCTCGCGCGGCATGGCGCGTGCAAAAGCCAGGGCCTGCTCCTTTCGACCCGGCTGGTAAGCGTGCGTGCCGCTCATGCGCGCGCACCCCGCAGATCCTGTCCAGCGGCGGATGCTTCTTGCCGGTTCGGCCCACATTCACCGCCGCCAGCCCGGGCGCAGTGGCAATACATGCCCACCTCGCCCAGCGTGCCAATCGCCTCCAGGTATTTGCGGCTTATCAGCACAAAGCCCGCCGCGTTGACGAGTGAGTCGATCTTGCTAATCGGCACTCCCTGCTGACCACTCAAGAACCGGCTCACGGACGGGGCATCCCAGCCCGCCGCATCCTGGGCCGCGCTGCCCGGCTGGCTCAGGTGCTGGCGCAAAACCCGCTCGATCGTGCCGCTGGTGTGAGAGTGACGTGAATTCATGGCATGGACTGGATGTGTGGGGTGACGCGCAAGGTCGCGCAAAACAAGTTGCGTGCGGTTGTGCGGACTGCTGGGCAACATGAAGGCATGAAAAAGAAACCGACGTCAGGAATCCGCCGCGCCGCGCAACGCTTCGCGCTTGGCCTTGTAGTCGGCCAGGCCAATGCGGTACATGCGCAAAGCGAAGTTGCTCGCGCTGCGCTCGTCTTCAGCCGCCAGGGCAAAGGCTTCTTCGCGCTCGGATTTCGTCATGCGCAGCGCAATGGGCTTGTCGTGCAGCACGGGCTCTTGCGCCGTGTCCTCGCCCTGGTGTTTTGTTTGCAACATGGTGGCTCCTGTACTATTTGGCATTGATTGGTAACAACGTGATGGAAATGGCTTTTTCAGTGCAAACACAAATCTTTGAGCCCGGGTCGCGCGAGGTTGTCGCCTGCACATTCCCCGTTCCCACAGACCCCGTTCTGAACGTTGGCGACATCCTGTACCTCGGTTCTGGAAGGCGGCGCGTGCGCGTGACCGGCGTGGAATACGTTCTCAATCTCGAGAAGGCTTCGGACCCTCGCCAATCACCGCGTGCTTCACTGGCAGGCCGCAGCGTGTACACGGCCGCAGCGCCTCTGGAATAAGCGCCAGTGCTGGCGCGTAGTCCACCGTGTTCACATATGCCCCTACGTCCACCCCCGCAGCGCGCAGTGCCCCGTACTGCAGGACGCCCACCCCGGTCACATCGATGCGCACCTGGGCCGTTGGCTCAATGGCGCGCAGGCAGGCAATCAGCACCTGCGCGTCATGCGCCCAGCGCTCCACCGGCATGGCGTGCTCGTCCTGCGCAGGCTTGATGTGGACGGACACTTTGCCAAAGACGCCAGAGCGCGGGTGGCTGCCCAGCATTTCTGTCAGGGTTCGTTGCAGCCGTTCTTGGCAAGCGTCAAAGCCGGTCCAGGCTTTCGGTAGGTCGGCCGAGGCGTCAAAGGTGGTCATGTGTGCTTTGGATTGATTGGTAACAGTGTGATGAATTATGCACGGAATTCCGTGTTTAGCAAGAATGAATACAGATTTCCGTTCCTCTTTGGGTGATCGCTTGCGTGAAGAGCGCGAACGCTTAGGACTCTTGCAGCCCGAAATGGCAGCCCTTGGCGGCGCTAAGCCGCGCACCTATCAGGACTGGGAGCGCGGGGTTGCAACCGTGAGCGCGGAATTTCTTTCCGCTGTGTCTGCTCGTGATCTCGATGTTTCTTACGTCATCACCGGTCAGCGCAGCACGCGCGGTTTGACTGGCCCGGCACCTGCTCCCGCCAGCGACAGCGACACCGTGCGCATCCCCCTGTTCAACGCCACAGGCAGCATGGGGTCTGGCAACGACCTGATGACCGAAGACGTGATCCTGGGCGAAGTGCCCGTGTCGCGCCATTGGCTGGCCCTGAATGTGCCGCGCTCGCGGCCCGAAGCGCTGCAGCTGGTGCATGCCTACGGCGACAGCATGGCGGGCACGCTCAACTCAGGCGACTTCGCCATCGTGGACACCGATTGCCAAGTGGCCGATGTGGATGGCGTCTATGTGCTGCAGGCCAATGGCCAGCTGTTCATCAAGCGTGTGACGCGCCGAGTCGATGGCGCGCATGAAGTCACCAGCGACAACCCCAAGGTGCGCACCGTGGATGTGCTCGACGGCACGCAGCCTGTGCGCATTTGCGGGCGGGTTGTGTATGGGTGGAATGGGAGGCGGTTTTAACCATGTCAATCCTCTACAGCATCAAACAGAGCTTCAACGGCTTCGTGCTGGCCGCTCTGGCCATGTCGTGTGCTTCGCCGGCGATGGCACAGAACAAGGGCGCTGCGCCTATGCAGTTCGCAACGCCCGAGGCCATGGCGGAAGAGATGGGCGATTTCTCGCCAGAAACCGGAGCATTCAAGGTGCTCAAGCGCAAGCCGCTGCACATCCGTCTGGCAATCAATGGAGACGGCCTCACCCGCGATCCGCAGTATCTGGCCGAGGATTTCTTAAGGGCTTTTCAGTGGGGCGTGTGGCGCACCTTTCTGCACACTAAGGCCGACCAAGTGACTGTCACGGTGGTGTCGCCCACCCCGGTGGATGGCCACACAACCATGACGGCCACAGTTACCCGGGCGAAGGCGCTGCAGGTTGCCCAGAGTTTGCTGGGAGTTCGCGAATTTGCCGATCTCGTCACGCCCCACCAGACATGGACGGACGCAATGAAGCGGTGCCGATACAGCGACAGCGGTCAACCTGGCTTGCGCGCGTGTACTCTCGCCCTCGCTGGCAAGACATGACCCTCAGTGCTGCGCTTCTTTGTTTGGTAGTCGGCATTTCCGATGGCGACACCCTCACTGCCCGCTGTGGCGAGGTCGGCGCGTATGAGCAGGTGCGAGTGCGCATTGCAGCGATTGACGCGCCTGAAAAACGCCAGCCTTTCGGCAATGCCGCCCGCCAGCATTTGGCTGCGCTCTGTTTTCAGCAACAGGCGGTCATTTCTGCACGTGCCAAAGACCGCTACGGCCGCACTGTCGCCGATGTGGAATGCCAAGGCAAAGACGCCGGCCAGGAGATGGTGCGCTCAGGAATGGCCTGGTACTACGTCAAGTACGGCGCTGGCTACAGCCATCTGGCGCGTCTTGAGTCGCAGGCAAAGGGTGGGAAGCTGAGCCTGTGGTCTGACGTTGCTCCAGAAGCGCCCTGGAATTGGCGGCGCGGACGACAGAGTCAACGATGAGTTGTTTCTTGTAGGACTAAGGGTTTGCATTTTTAAGGGAGGGTGTGCATGGCAACTCACATCTATGGTTTGTTGTCAGTTGTCCTGAGCGTTGTTTTTTTCTACGTCGGCTTTCAACACGACCCGACATGGCGAGATATTTTGCTTTGGGCCGCTGGCTGGATGAGTGCCTTTATGTTTGCGCTTTTTTTGCATAGCGCGATGCGCTCGCAAAAGCAGGGTGCACAGCTCCATGCTGCGAACTCTGAAACTATAGGCAGGCTAAACGGTGAGGTGTTGGCGCTGGAGGAAAAGGTCCAACGCTTGAAGTACGAACTCAACCGAAGAAATCAAACGTTAGACGTTGTGGCCGGGCTCGGTGGGATGACCGCTGCGAAGGTTCGTGAAATTGTTGAAGGAGGAAATACAGATCATGGCTAAGCTAAATCTATCAACGTACACCTACTTCCCAGCCTTGCGCACGCGCCTTGCTGAGTTGCGCGGGCTAAAGGAGCTCGATGGCGCACGGAAAGCTCGTATCGTTCCAATGCTCACCCTTGGCCAATGGCGTGGATCAAGTGAATTGAATAAGGCCGCCGAAAAGGCCGCGGAGGCCGCTGGAGATCGCCCATTCTTCATGGACCTGTCCAGTGATAACCGGAAGGTGGAAGTTCACTGGGATCAGCTTCGCAACTCTACGGATGCATTCCGGGCTTGGAGGCAATTTGCCGCAGAGTACAAAAACGCTATTCCCGTCGTTCAAATTCCGGTGGGTGGTCGCACAAGAGATATCGTGCAACAAGCACAAGAGATCGAGTCGGCGTTTGGCACCGTCGCGTTTCGCATTCAGGACTTTGCGGCGCAGACCCCTTTCGTTATCAGCGCCATCAGTGCGCTGGATGATCCTCGTAACGCGATTGTTTTCATCGATTGCCAGTACATCCGGGAAGCGATGGCGGCATTCGTTACTGCGACAATTTCCACCGTCAATGCTCTGCGGTCGGAGTTCCCAGCCTTGCTGATCGTCGTGCTTTCGACAAGCTTTCCAAGCAGCACGTTGCCTTTCGCTGACTCAACAAAACGGCGGGGAGTAATTCCCATTCTTGAGCGGGAGTTGCATGCACGAGTTGGTGGGAACCCGGTCGCCATTTACGGGGATCACGGGTCTGTCCATGCTGTGGTTTATGACGACGTGCCGATGATGCGGTGGAGCCCACGCATTGACTACCCGACCTATACCGATTGGCATTTTGAACGACGCCCCGGCCCTATCGAGCCAGGGTACATCGAATCAGCAAGAGCAATTCAAGAGGAATTTGATTGCTCGACCACTTCGACCATTTGGGGTGAGCGAATGATTGCAGAGGCGGCTGCGGGCAGTCCTTACGGCAAAGCGCCTGCCAGCTGGATTGCTGTTCGCGTGAATATTCATCTCTCGCGCCAGATCGACTACGAGGAAGCTTCGCGTCAAGACAATGACAACGAGAATGGCTTTGATGACGATTCGCTCTGACCTAGTCCAATGATCTAGGGATGGCTTTGATTTGATGCGCTGAATCAGCCACAGCGGGAAATGGCAAGGGTAACCGAGCGTCAGTGCGCAAGCGCGGGAGGCGCATTGATTGACGCCGTGCAATTGCCGATTCGCGGCGTGTTTTGAAATAGGCGAGCACATGGGCTCGTATCGCCGAGACCGCTATTTGGTCCGCACGCCGCTCCAACACGTCACGCGTTCCCGCTTGCACCAACCCATGCTCAACCATGAGGGTACGAAGCTCTGCAACTGGAAGGAAGCTCAGCCAAGAAGGCCGGGACTTTTTAGGTAATGAGGTGCCCTTGCGCACAACCTTGAAAGTCCCTTTCTCTGTGAGTTGCCAAATACCTACCCCATCTTTGACTAGTGCTTTAACTCCCTGCACATGTCGCTTTGCACACACCACCGTGACTTGTTCAAATAAACGGAGGTACGTATCTAACTGACCTTCCAGCCGCTCCAGGCTGTCCCGCTCGCTTTTAATCTCGAATGCTGCCAACTTGCCGTTCGCCATCACCAAATCGGCACGGCGCGCGAAGCAAGCAATGAAAAGCTCCGAAACGAACGCAGCCCCTTGGCCACTTGGCGAATCGGCAAGCTTAGCTTGCAGCAGCAATCGAATCTCTTGTTCCGTCATGATGGGTTACGCACGTAGATTCGTATAAGTGGCTCTGCTAACGGTGGCTGAACTTCAGCAGAGCGGAAGCATGTTCAGGTGCTGAAGTAACGCCCCTACGCAGCACGAAATTCTAGGACAGCCAGCGTTCCTTCGTGTAGCAGCGGGTATCGCAGTGTTCCAATGGCTTTCCCTGGCTGGGCCGTTCTCGACTCGCCGTTCCAGTTCTAGCCGCGTTACCAGCCTGCTATCGATCGCAGGCTTGAGCCCTTTCACCGTCAACGGAGTCTGCGACATCAGATCGGGTCTGCCAAGGGCCAGCGCCAGCTCAAATTAGTCGTTATCCGGCTGGGCCGCGGTAGGCGCGTCGCCGCCCGCGCTTCGTTCCATTTCCAGATTGGTGATGAAACCCGCATCCCCCATTTGGTGCTTCACGGTTTTCACCAGCCACGAGGTACCGTCGATCTCGGGCTTGAAGCCCGCCACGGTCACGGGTGATTGAGGCATGAGGGCAGGGTGCCCCACCGCCAGGGTAAGGCTCAGCGTGGCTTTGCCGCGCTCCACGCGCTGGCGTTCCGCCCGCGCCGCGGCCAGCGCATCCTGCTCACTGCCATGGGTGTCTTTCAGGCGCTTCTCGTCCTCTTCAGTGCCCACCAACACGCTGCGCTTTTCCGCCTGGTTCGGGTCGCTCCAGTAGGCGCGCACGCCGCTGTAGGCCCCGCGCTCGGCGCTGTGGTAGCGGTGCTGGTCGCCATCTGCGCGGGTGATGTGCATGCGACCCAGCGCTGCGCCGCTGCTGGTCTTGGTGCCGTTGATGGGCAGGAACAGCAGGTGGCCTTTTTTCACGGTGGCCACGGCGTCGTGCTGCTTGGCCAGGCGGCTCAGAAAGTGCAGGTCGCTCTCATTGGTCTGGTCGATGTGCTCGACCTTTGTGCTGGCCAGGGTGCCGCCCACGCGCGATGCGAGGCCGTGTCGGGCGGCAATCTCCTGCACGATGGCGCCCACGGTGGTGTCGTGCCAGCTCTTTTCTGTGCGCTGGCGCAGCTTGCGCTTGAGGTCGGCGCTGCGCGCCTTGATGCTGATCTGGTCCGGCGCGCCGCTGTGCTCCACCTCGTCCACTTCGAAGGAGCCCTTGTCCACCAGCGGCTGGCCGCGCCAGCCCAGCTGCAGCTCGATGGTGGCGCCCTTGCGTGGCAGGGCCAGCTGGCCATCGTGGTCGGCCAGGGTCAGCTCCAGCGTGTCGGCCGCGCCCTCGCGCCCCTCTGACAGCGTGAGGCCGATCAGGCGCGGGTTCACCTTGGCGGTGATGTCCTGGCCGTTGACCACCAGCCGATAGTCGGGCGCGGGGTGGCGGTGGCTGCTCATGCGCCGCCCGCCTGGAAGTTGCCCAGCGCGCCCACGTTCACGGCCGCGCCGCTGCGCTGGTCATCCACGCGCTTGAGCTGCAGGTCGAACTCGATGCGTCGGGCGATGCCGTTGTCCATGTGCAGCGTGCCGGTCTCGCCTATGTTCTCGATCACGTAGGCGCCGAACACCTCGCCGGTGCCCGACACCAGCGCCCAGGCCTGGCCGGTGTCTCCCATCTCGCGCAGTTCGCGGATCGAGGCCGCGCGTCCCGCCAACTCGGGGCTGAGCATGCCGCTGAGCGTGATGGTGTCATCGCCCGGCCCCACATACTGGTGCGCGCCCCGCGCGCCCACGCGGCTGCTGCTCGGGTGGCGCCATTGGGTCTGCCGCTTGAAGTCCTGGTAGGCCAGGGTCGTGAGGCCAAAGACGAATTGGCCGAGCGCCATCAGCATGGTGGGTTCCTTGTCGGTCGGTCAGTCGATGTCGTGCAGTGCCGAGAGGCGGCGCGACTGCTTGCTGCGCTCGCGCCGGTCCAGCTCGGCCGACACGGCGCGGGCAATGGCCTGCGGGTCCATGCCCGGCGCTGGGTTGATGGTGATGGTGTAGGTGCTGCCCCCGCCGCTCCCCGGCGCCGCCGCAGCGGATGCGCCCAGTGGCGGCCGGGTGTCCAGCCGCAGCGCGGCGCCATTGGCCGCCATCGGCATGGCCAGGGTGGCGGCCGTGGCCATGCCCAGCGCGGCATTGCGCACCGCGCCCTGGCCGCCGGCGATGCCCAGGGCGGCGCCTTCGGAGATCCAGCCGCCGTACTGCATGAACACCTTGGAGGGCGATGCAATGCCCAGCTTTTCGCGGAACCATGCGCCCACGGCGTCGGCCGCACCCACGACGGCCTCGCGCACGGCCGCGAGCCGGCTGGTGATGCCGTTCATCAGGCCAGACATCAGATCCGCGCCCGCGCTGAAGAATCGGTCTTTCAGGCCCACCAGGTCTTGCCACAGCGCCGCGGCGCCGGCGGCCGTGCTGGCCCACCAGGCCGACACCGCGCCCGACAGCTGCTGCCAGATGGCCAGCAGTCCGCCCTTGATGCCGTCCCAGTTGCGCCAGACCATGTAGGCAGCCGTGGCCAGCAGGGCGAACACCGCCACGATGGGGTTAGCGATCAGGAACACCGCCAGAGCCCGCAGCCCGCCCAGCAACAGCGCCGCACCGCCGCGCAGGAGCGCGAACGCACGGCCTGCCAGGAAGCCCAGACGGTAGAGCATGCCCATGGCAGGGCCTGCAGCGGCCGCTGCGGCACGCATTCCGCCCAGGCTCAGCGCCAGCCGTGCGAACAGGAATCGGATCAGCATGGCTTTGCCCGCGATCAACGCCAGCGGCAGCAGCACGGCGCCCAGCACTGTCAGCAGCGCAGCGGCCCCGATGGCCAGCTTCATGACCCAGCCCACGAGCACCGGGTTCTCCTGCACCCAGCGCGCAAACCCCTCGATCAGCGGGTTGACCACTGCCATCAGCGACAGCATGCTCGGCAGCAGCGATTGGCCGACCACCGCGCTCAGGTTGAAAGCACGGTTTTTCGTCATCTGCCACTGCGCCGACAGCGTGGCATTGCGAGCCGCGGCTTCGCGGGCCATGGAGCCCTTGGCCTCGCTGCCGTTGGCCAGCGCGCGCTGGCGCGCCAGTTCTTCGGGCTTGTCCACCAGCTTGGCCAGGGTGTCGCTGTGCTCCATGCCCACCAGCTCCACCATCACGCCGATGCGCTGCGATTCGGGTAGCTTGCCGATGGCCTCGATCACCTGGTTCAGCGTGCCCGTTGCATCGGTGCTCATGCCCTTTTGCACGGCTTCGGTGGACAGGCCGATTTCTTCCATCGCGGACTTGAACTTCTTGGTGCCCTTCGTGGCTGCAGCGAATTTCTGCACGATGGCATTGGCGGCGGTGCCTGCGGTCTCCGTTCGCTCGCCCAGGGTCAACAGCGTGGAGCCCAGCGCGGCGGCGTCCTGCGGGCTCATGGCCACGGTGGAGACCACGCCCGATGTGCGGTTCAGAAAATTGATGATGTCCGCACCCTTGCTGATGGCGTTGTCATCGAGGTAGTTGATCGCGTCGGCCAGCCCGCGAATGTCGGTCAGCGGGATCTTGAAGTTCTTGGCCACCTTGCCCATGGACTCGGTGATCTCGTCTGGCACGGCGTCGAATGCCGTGGCCATCTCCGACGCCATGAGCGTGAATTCTTTGAGCTGGTCGGTCGGCACCTCCATGCGGGCGGCCGCCGTCATCATGTTGGTGATCTCGGTGGTGGCCAGCGGGATCTGGCCGCTCAGGGTGCGCACGTCGCGCTCGGCCTGGCGGTACACCTCGGTGAGCTGGCCCATTTCGTTGCGGGCGCCCGGCACCTGTCGAGCAATCCCCAGCATGGCGTCTTCGTGCTGGGAGTAGTTGCGCACCGGCCCCATGCCGATCTCGACCCCGCGGCGCCCAGCGGCCTGCATGGCCATGCCGGCGCCTGCGGCAACGCCCGTGTGCATCATGGCCTTGGCGTGCTTCTCGTTCAGCGCCTGCAGACGCTGCTGATGCTGCGCCAGGCGCTGCAGCTCGGCGCGCTGCCGCGTCATGGCGCCGGTGGCGTTGTCGATGTCGGATTTCAGGCGCGACTGCGCAGCGCTCAGGCTGCCGGTAACGCCCATGGCATTTAGCGCCGCCCGCGCCTTGCCGGCCGCGGCGCGCTGCAGCTCCAGCGCATCCGAGAGCCTGCGCACCCCGCTTTCCTCGCGTTTGAGCTGGGCGGCCGTGGCCACACCACCGGCGCGCAGTCCGGCCAGCAGCGACTGCTTGACCTTGAGTTCGTTGTTGAGCCGGGCAAATTCCGCCTGCTGCTTTTGCACATGGCCCACGGCGGCCTGCTGGGCGTTGAGTTCCTTGAGGCGGTCGCGCGTGGCCTTTAGGGCGTTGGCCGCCTCGTTGCTGCCCGATTGGATGCGCTTCAAAGGTGCCAGCACGCGCTCGGCCATGTCGAGCACCACGCGCAGGCGCATGGTGTCAGCCATGGCAGCCTCCCGGGCTGCCAGCTTGGGCGCTCAGTGGTGTGAGGCTGTGTCGGCCAGCAGCGCCTGGGCCTGGGCCAGCTCGGCGGCGCGCTGGGGCGCGCGCATCGCATCGCGGTGCCGCACCCACAGGTACACCGGCAGCAACAGCAAGCCCAGCAGCACTAGGCTCAAGGCGGCGATCAGCAGGCAGGCGAGGGCGGTCAAAAGCATGGGTCATTGTTGCACCGGGTCAGTCTTGAGGTTCGTGGCGCTTGCGGGCGCGCTCGCGCCACTGCATCAGCTCGGGGAGGCTGAAGCCGGCCATGTCGGCCGGCGTCCAGCCGAAGACCATGGCCAGGTCGGCCATGGCGTCCTCTACTCGCTCAGGAAGTCCTTCTTCTGCTCCTTCGTCAGCAAAAAACCGACCACCACCGTGCCCAGGTTCACCAGGTCGGCCGGGTCCAGGCTGGCCATGTCCTGCTTGTGCAGCATGGGGCTGGTGATGCGCGGCAGCACGGTCTGCAGGGCGTCCACCTTCATCTGCAGCAGCTCGGCCAGGCTAACGCCGCGCAGCTCGCCCGAGGTGGGCTTGCGCAGGGTCACGCTGGTGATGTGGCCGTCGCCGCGCTTGATCGGCGTTTCGAGCTGCAGGGTGTTGGGGTCTTTCTTGTCCGCCACGTCGGTGGCTTGGTCGTTCAGGGGCGTGCTGTCTTGCGTCTTCATGGTTCAGTTCCGAAGGTTTTGGGGGTGGGCGGGCGGCGGTCAGATGCCCAATGCAGAGCGCACGCCCGCCAGGCGGTCTTCGCCTTTGACGACCTCGATCATGTTGACGAAATCGATCTCGATGACGGTCGTGCCGTCGATCGCCAGCTTGTAGTAGCTCAGCGCGGTCTTGACCTTGAACTGCGTTGCGTCGCCCGGCTTGGCGCTGCCGGGGTCGATCTCTTCGTGGCGGCCGCGCACGGTCACTTCGAGCGACTGCACCTCTTCGCTGTCGTCGGCCTGCAGCGCGCCGGCAAAGCGCAGCAGCACGGCGTCGTGCTTGGCCTTGCCCCACTGCTCGTAGGCTTCGCGGATGTAGCCGGCGGCCGTCCACTCCAGCTCCATGCCTTCCATGCCGAAGTCGGTCTTGACCGGGCCGCTCATGCCGCCGGAGCGGTAGTCGTCCATCTTGCGCTTGAGAGTGGGCAGCTTCACTTCGGGCATTTCGCCCACGTAGCTGATGCCGTCGACGAACAGCGCAAAGTTTTTCAGGGTGCGGGGCAATCCCATGGTGATTCCTCAGTTTGTTGGGGTGGGTTATTGGCCAGCGGCCACGCGCGCGGCGAAGTCCGCGAAATAGCGGTCGGTGATGCGCTGGCGGAACGTGAGGTCTTCGATGGGCGGGATGGGCGTGTAGTCGTAGTCGATCACCAGCTTGCCCTCTTTCAGCGTGCTGCTCTGGTTGATCTCTTCGTCGTACCAGGCCTGGCCGTCGAGGATGTAGCCGCCGGTTTTGAGCTCGCGGAACTTGGCGTTCACGCCCTCGAGGATGTCTTTGACGATGCTCGGGTGCAGCGGCTTGTCGACGGCCCACATGTGCGCCTCGGCAATGCTGTCGGCCAGCACCTGGGCGGTGCGCACGGCCGACTCGAAGGAGAACAGCGGCTCGTCCGAGCAGGTGCGCGAGCCCCAGAAGCGGTAGCCGTCGCGGTTGACCAGCGTGGTCACGTCGGCCGCATTGAGCAGGCCGGCGTCGGTGGCGGGGTTTTGCAGATCCCAGTAGATGTCGCGGCTGATGCCGGTCACGCCCTGCACGCCGATGTTGGACAGCGTCTTGTGCCAGCCGGTGTCCATGTCGATCTTGGCGCGCAGGCCCAGGGCGTAGGCGGTGGCGGGTGCCTCCACCGTGGCGTTGGTCACGGTGTCCCAGCGCTGAAAGTTGGGGTGGATCACCATCAGCTCGCGGGCGCTGAATTCATTGCGGTAAGTGGTGGCGGCCTCGACGGTCTCGGCGCCGTCCGTGCTCACGTAGGCGAAGGCGCGCAGTTGCTGTGCAATGGCGGCCAGGGCCGTGGCCACGGGCTGGGTGTCCAGGCCGGGCGCGCCCAGGATGCGGGGCTTGATGCCCAGCTTGGCGGGCGCCGCCAGCAGGGCCTTCATGCCGGTGTACTGGCCGTTGGTCAGCACTTCGCCGATCACGTTGCTGGTGAGGTCTGCGGCCTTGGCTTCTGGCGTTTCGCCTACGCCGTCTGGCACGCGCACCACCACGATGATGGGGCGGCACTGCTGACTGATCGCATCGAGCGAGGCCGCGAGCGTGCCGGCTTTGCCGGCCTTGGAAAGCGCGCTGAACACGTTGGTGACCAGCACCGGAGTGTCGAACGGGAAGGCCGCGGCATCAGCGTCGGATGCGGTGGCCACCAGGCCGATGATGGCGGTGGAGATGGTGCGGATGGAGCGCACGCCCTCGGTCAGTTCGAGGACGCGGACGCCGTGGTGGTATTCAGTGGCCATGGATGTGTGCGCAGGTGTGGTGGTTTGAGGTGCGCAAAGCATCGCGCACCCGCGCGCGAACATCCACTTCCGAAGCCTGTGGCCACTGCAGCCACATGCAAAGCTCTCAGGTGGTCAGAAGCTCGCCGGCTTGAACGGGTGCACCCAGGATTTCATCGGCTCGGCCCACATCCAGCAGGCCCAGCACCTCCATGCCCAGCACACCTTCAATCACGTCGTCATCTTTCAGGTCGATATACGTCGCCTGGCGTTGGTCTTCGAGACTGCTGCGCAGCGCTGCTGCCTGCATGCGCTGCTCGTTCGTCTGGTCCGCGCGGTCCACTGCAGCCCACTCGATGGCGGCGCGTTCTTCTTTTGTGAAGCGGCGCCGGAATGCCAGCGGGGTGATGATGGTCCCGTGGTTTTGCGATGGTGGCTCAGGTGCATCTGGCGCTGTCCATTGCCCACCAACGTGCGCCCAGCCTGCCCGCACTTCGTCAGGGCATGGCGTGAAATGCACCGCGATCTCGGGCACAAAAACATCGGCAGGCGTGATGTCCAGGCCGCCGTCCGTCCAGACCTCTGCGGCCACGTTTTCCACAATGCGTGCGTATTTCATCCCAGCACCTCGATTCCGACAAGACCCACGCCACCGTCAGCGCCTACAACGGCAGACGCGCCGCCGCCGCCTTTGCCGCCTGCGGCGGTCGATCTGGTGTTGTTCACCCCGCCACCGCCTAGCCCTGGCTTTGTGGTTGACGTGCTAATCGCCGCGCCAAATCCATATCGCTCACTGGGCAGCATGCCGATGCCCCAGCCGTCCACGTTACTTGATCCGTTTGAGCTGAAGCCGCCACCGTATGCCGTCCCATCGCCCATCTGGCCATTGCCGTATCGGTGCCCGGCACCACCGCCTGCCCCGGCGTTGCCGCCTGAAACTCCGGTGCCACCCGATGTATTGATGTCTCCGCCCGTGCCAGTGCCACCGCTACCCGGCACGCCAGGTGCACCTTTTGCGCCGCCTGTGGCGGAAATGGCGCCGCCGAAAGACGACGTTCCGCCCGCCGTGGGTGTGGTTACGTGGGATAACCCGCTCGCTCCAACGGAGTAGCTGAGCACTTGGCCAGGCGTCACTGCCATCACTTTTTCTGAGTAGCCACCGCCGCCACTGGCGGCCAGGGTGCCCCCGATGGTGTATGCCCCCCCACCGCCGCCGACCACAAACGCCCGAATTTTGGAAACGCCTTCAGGCACTGTCCATGTGCGCGTTCCAGGCATGAAATCCAGCAGCACGATGGTGCCTTTGTATTCGCCGCCGCCCAGGCCCAGAAGGGAGAGCGTTGTGCCGCCGCCCAGGGTGCTTTTCAAAGAAATTGGCATTGCTTAAACCTCCCAGTTGGTGCCGTTCCACACCAAAATAATTTCTGCGTTGATGTCAAAGATCACCGTGGCATCGAGCCCCTTGGTGGTCTGGATCTGTTCACCTGCGGCGCCGTCAGCGGTGATGGTCGGACTGTCGTCCTGGTCTTTGATGAAGGCGATGGTGGTGCCCAGGGGTAGGCCTGCCACCGGCGGCAGCTTGGCTGCAAAGGTGCCCACCAGCAGGTAGCGCCGCGCAGCCGCTGCGACAAATGGCGCCGTTTTTCGGATGTAGCGCGCCTGGGCGAGGCTGACCCAGACAAAGTCTTCTGCCGCAGCGCTGCGCTTGGCCAACACCTCGTCGGTGTCTCCGCCGGCGAATTTGCTGCGGCGGATGAAGTTGGACTCCACCCAGGCCCGGCTGGCCAGCACGATGGCCGGGTCGATTTTGAGCTGCACGATGCTCGCGTTGCTCACCTCCACGATGACGCGGATGGCCAGGTCACGCGCTGCGCCTTCCACCAGTGCAGGCTTGTAGGTGGCGGGGAAGTTGGCCACGGCAACCAAGTCCCCGTCGGTGTCGAAAATGCCCACTTCATGGACGTACCAGCCGCCCTCGCTGGAGGGCACGACCAGCTCTGCAATCAGGTAGCTGGGATTGTCCGCATCCATGCTCAGCTGGTTGAGCGGGGCGCGGTACCGCTCGCGCAAGAGGGTCGTATGCGCTTGCGTGGGCGCAGTGGGGCTGCCGTTGCCGTCGCCTACGGCCATGTGGGACCACTGCACAACGGTGCCCAGGGCCTGCGCGTTGAGCAGTTTGGCCAGGCCGATGTTGGTCAGCAGGGTGTAGTAGGGGGTGCTCACGTTTGAGGCCTCACGGTGATGGTTTCATAGGCATGTACGGCCCCTGCCCACCACAGGGCGCTGGGAAGGGCCTGGGGCTCCGGCTGGTAGGGGTAAATGGTGGTTTCCTCGCCCGTGACGGTGATTGCGGCGGCAAACAGCCGTGCCCGCACGTTGCCAGTGACAGTGATGGCTGTCAGATGGCTGCGCACGTTCTTGGTCGAGGCGACGATCTGGGCCACGCTGTCGTACATCCCATCGGTGACTGGGCGGCCGGTGGCCCCGACTTCCAGGCTGAAAGTGAAAGGCTGGCCGGGTGGGACTTGCGAAAACCACTCGCGCACCTTGATGTCGTAGCCCAGCGGCCGCAGCGCTTTCTTGAGCGCGCCGATGGTGCCCTTGTGCCGGTGCACGTATAGGCTGGCACGGATGACATCGCGCTGCTCTTGCTCGGTCCAGTCGGGTTGCCAGTCGTCCACGCTCAGCGCCCAGGCCAGCCAGGGGAGGATCTGCGCTGGGCAGCGGTCGGCATCCCACAGCAAGGCGATGCGCTCCGGCGCCAGCGGCATGTTGCTGGCGTTGGCCAGACTGGCCTCCAGCGGTGTCTGATTGGGCGGCAGCAGGTTGCTGCGCACGGATGGGCTAGACATCCACAATCCCCAGCTGCACATCGGTGGCTGTGCAGTGCGGGGCCTGGCTCGGCGTGATGACGATGTCAGCCTGCGGGCTGTGCAGGATCACGTTTTGCACGCCGGGCTGGTGCAGCGCCGCGAACAGCCCGCTGCGTGTGATGTCATGGCCCAGCTTGGCGTGCTCGGTGATGTAGGACTGCAGCGCCGCTTGCGCTGTGGTCAGCAGTGGCGATGCCGAGGGGCCCGGGTAGACGTTGAGCGTGGCGCGCACTTCATACGCAACGATGGTGGCGGCCTGGACGGCCACGGTGTCGGTGAGTGGGCGCACGTCGTCTGCGCTCAGGTAGCTTTGCACGGTGTCCAGCAGGCTCTGGTCTGGGGTGCCGTCACCCTGGGCGCTGAGCACGGTGACGAGCACCAAGCCGGGCGTGGGACTTTCCACGCCGGCGTCCTTGACCATGCTGGAGCTGCTGAGCGTGTGAAACAGGTAGCTGCCTGCGCTGCCGGCCACGCTTTCGCCTTCGAGTGCCATCTGCGCACGGCGGCGCAGCCGGGTGTCGTCTTCGCTGCCCAGGCGCGCCACGTCCAGCAGTGCGGCCAAGTGGTCCAAATCGCCGCCTGTGGCATAGGCCAACATGCAGGCCTTGGCAGCGTCGTTGATGCGGGCCTGCATGTTCACCTTTTGGTAGGCGATCACCTGCAAAACCTTGTTGACGGGCTCGCTCTCCAGCTCGATCACTGCCGCCAATTCGGGCAGGTCGGCGAGTACAGCGGCCTTGAGGGCGGTCAGCTCGGCCTCGAAGTCCAGCGGCAGCACCACCTGCGGGGCAGGCAACAGGCTCAGGTCGATGCCATTCATGCCGCAGCGCCCCGGAAAATCAGGGTGGCCGACAGGCCGGTGATGGACTGGCCTGTCGGCAGGTGTTCGCCATGGAGCGTGACGGTGGCCTGGCCCGCACTGGGGCCGCTGTCCACTGCAATGCGCGTGAGGCGCAGCCGTGGCTCCCAGCGCATGAGCGCGCTGGCCACGGCCGCATACAGCCGCAGTCGCGTCGTCTGGTTGTCGGGTTGGTCGATGAGATCGGGCACCAGGCTGCCGTAGGTGCGCCGCTCGATCCGGGTGCCCAGTGGGGTGGTGAGAATGTCCACGACGGATTGCCGCAGGTGCTCCACACCGATGATGGTTGCCCCGGTGGTGCGGTTCATTGGGGCTCTCCCGTGCTGGATGCGCCGGATTCCACGCCGCCGTGCTTGTGGTTGACCAGGCTGATGCGGCCATCGCCCGTCATGTCGGGCCAGCCATGCACACCGCTGGCATCCACGACGAGGCGGCCATTGCCCACGCGCAGTTCAATGGCGGTAGCGCACACGATGGTGAGCTTGCCGGTGGCGCGGTCGTGCTCCATGTATTCGGTCTCGGACCAGTCGGTGCGCTCTGCGCTCTCGCTCTCGCTGCCCTGGGGCATGGCGTCGCTAAAGATCCCCGGCAAGGCCACGGCCTGGGTCATGTCGCCGCCGGGCGACAGCAGCATGCATTGCTCGCCAACGGCAGGGGCGCGCCAGTGCCGGCCGCGCTTGTTTCCGCCCGCGGCCTGTGCGATCCATGGCACCCAGGCAGACAGCAGCTTGCCGCTGCGCACACGGCAGCGCGCCGGACGCCCGTAGCGAACCTCTTCCACCACGCCTGTGCGCACGATGTTTTCCAGGCGCCGGTTGAGCTCGATGGGGTCGGTGGGATTGGCGGCTTGATGCATGCCAACGATGTTGCCGCTAGTGGTCGTGCGAGGCCAGCCGCGCTGCATGTGACGGCCATGGCGACATCGACAAGAGCGTCAGCGCCGTGTGGCGAGGTGATCGATGATCCGGTCGCGCAGCTTTTCTTCGAACTCCGGAGTGATTCCCAGCAGTGGGCGTGCGGGGTAGTCGTACTCGGGGCCGCCGGGCTTGACGCGGTCGCGCAGGCCGAAGTGGTGCACGCGCGCAATGCGCTCGGCGCGGCCAACGAACAGCACCACGGCCTCTTGCGGCGAGCCGCTGGCCTTGAGGTATTTGGCCCGGCCCAGGCGCGTGAATAAGGGCGCGCTGCGCAGTTTGCCGCGGCCGCTGCGCGTGGAGGCCTTGCGCGGCGCCCACTGCTGGCCATCGGGGCCGGCCTGGGCGCGCATGCGCTGGGTGTTCTCCTGGCGCAGATCGCGCGCGATCTCGCGGGCCAGCTGCCGCTGCTCGCGCGGCTGCAACTGGTGCAGCAGTGGCGCCATCCAGTCGCTCAGGCGGTCGAGATCGTCCATGGCTTACCCAGCAATGGCCGGCGGGCGCGGGTCGTAGTCCCACTCGGCCAGCATTTCATCGCCCAGCCAGAAGGACCAGTGCTCGCGCGGTTCGGCGCCGCTGGCGGCCGGATCGTGGGGATGGGCCGGGTCGAGCGGGTCGTACGGCGGCGGCACGCGGCCTGCCGGGGTGTGCAGCAGCACGCTGGGCGGCTCGGCAACGTGCACCAGGTTCAGGCCGCCCGGCGTGCCTTCGCGCGGCCGCGCGAGCACACGCTCGGTCAGGTCGAGCTCGATCACCAGGTCCATGGTGGTGGTGCTCAGGTGCTCGGCCTCGAAGCGCATCGACTTGGCGCGCTTTTCCGGGTTGTCCAGCAGATCGGGCTGGTGGGTGCGCAGCCAGATCAGCAGCGGTGCCATGACGGCATCGGCGTGGCCGGAGTAGTCGAGCAGCAGCAGGCGCAACGTGTAGCGGTATTCGAAGGACAGCGACTGCGTGAGCGTGCTGTGCAGGCCACCGCCGGTGATGAACACCACCAGCTTCTCGGGGTCTCGGCGCAGCTGCGGCAGCGCGGCCGTGAGGTGTTCGCGCAGGCTAGCGGGCTTGAGCATGGGCTGCCTCGGCGTTCAAGGTAGCGCGGTCGCTGTCGTGGGTGCGTTCGCAGGCGAGGCCGCGGGAGCGGGCGTCGTCAGCGACTGCCGCCAGCTCTCCCGCTCTGTCGTCAGCGCGTCGCTGCAGGTCGGCAAGCAGATCAAGGGCGCTGTTTTCTGGCGCGCATTGGCCGGCAGCGGCGGCAGCGAGGGCGCGCGCACGGTGGGCGGCGATGTAGTCGGCAAGCTCGCGCTGCAGCCGCTGGCCAGCAGTGCGAGCGCGATCAGCGCCGGCCGCAGCAGCGGCAATGGCGGCCTGGGCTTCGCCGTCGATTCGGTCATGGTCTTCACGCAGTTTTCTTTCTGTTTCGCGGTGGGCCTCGGACTGCTGGCGCGCCAGGAGCTCGGCCGTTGCGCGCTCGGCGGCCAGCATGGTGGTGGCATTGCCCGCCTTCGTGTTGGCATCTGCCAGGCGCTGGGTCTGCACCAGCAGCCCGACAGCGAGCGCCAGCGCGACGCATTGCCATCCATAGCTCATTACTGCGCCCCCATGCACGCGGCGTGGCGCTTGAGCTGCCGGGTCCAGACGCCGCCGCACACCTTGTTGCCCGGCGTCGAGCAGTCGAACCCTGCCGAGAACCTGTAGCGCAGCAGGGCGTTGCAGGCGGCCACGTAGTTGCTCGCCAGCAGGTGGCGGCGCATGCTGGAGCCGTGCCAGTTGCCGTAGCCGAACTGCCCGGTGAAGTCCACGTACTGGTCGAACTCGACGGGGTAGAGCTTCACGCCAGGCAGCGACGCGGCCACGCGCTTTTCATCCTGGCGCATGAGGTTGCGCGCCAGGATCTCGGCGCGCTCGGGCGTGATGGTGTCGCCCATCTTCACGCGGGTGCCGTCTTCGTATCGCGTGGAGCCGTGGCCGATGGTGGGCACATCGCCCTTGGTCGGGATCACGGCCTGCGCCGTGTAGCCCTCGCTGGCCTGCCATGCGCCAAAGCCCGCGGCAGTCACGGTGAGCGCGGCGACGGTCAGGCGCGCAGCGGTGTGCTTGAGCTGCTGCATCAGTCGATCCCGATCTGGGCGCCCTGGGCGGCCTTGCGCCAACGCCACACGAGCCAGCCGATCTGCAGCAGCACGTACAGGATAGTGAGCGCGGTCAGGGTGTGGTTCAGCGTCCAGCCCTGGGTGGCGGATGCGGTCAGGATGGCCACAGGGGGCGATGCCTTGGCGCCTTCTGCCGCGATGTCTTTGATTACGTCCTTGGTCATGCTCAGTCCCACAGCTGCACGGTGGGTCGGGTTGGGGTGGTGGGGAGGTCGGGCAAGGTCACCAGCGTTCCGGCAGGCAGGACCGGCCCGAGGGCGGCCAGGCCCGGGTTGATGTCGAGCATGGCCTCGACCACCGCTTCGGTGCGGCCCAGGTGGCGCCAGCACAGCTGGTCTGCGGTGTCGCCCTGCTGGCTGCGCACCTGCATCAGATCAACTCCACCGTGCTGCGGCGGATGCCCAGCAGATCGGAGATGGCCCAGCGCTGTTTTTGTCGGTGTTCGTCCACTTGCACCGCCAGCGCTTCGAGCACGCGCCCTTCTTTTCCGGCACCGGCTGGCAGCGTGTCCAGGTTGCGGTAAACCTCGGCCAGGTCGGCCTGCAGGCAGGCATGCACGGCGCGCCGGTAGCGCAGCACCTGGGCGCTTTCACCTCCGACCATGGGCGCAGGCACGTCGGCCAGGACGTCGTAGCCCCAGCGGCTTTGCTGCTCCAGGCGGTACTGCTCCAGCTCGGCGTTGACGCTGAGCATGGCGGCCTTGAGGGCCGGCAGCAGCCGCGCCGTGGTGATCGTGCCGTCGAGCCGGCAGGCATCGCGCACGGCAGCGGGTTCCATTTCGGGGAACCAGGGGTCGTTGCTGACTGGCGGCTCTGCGGCGGCAACAGGCGGGCGGGCGGTGGCGACAAAGGACATGGCGGGGCTTGGGTGTTAGGTGGCGGTGGTCGGGGGCCTTGCAGCTGTGTGGCCGGTGGGCCTTGGGCTGCGCGGCCCCCGAGCCGCCAGGGTGCGGGGTACGCTCTTTCAGGTGGCTGGTGCGTCGGGCTTGACGCGGCGCTCCAGCCGTTCCACATCTTTTTTGACGCCCACCTGCGCGAAGAGCTCGATGGCGCGCTGCAGGTGGGGCAGGGCCAGCAGGCACTGCTCCACTGGCACGTCTTTGGGGTCCACGTCGTGCGTGGCGGTCTTGCCGATCAGCGCCCAGCCGATGGCCTTGTGCAGCTTGGCGCGCGCCTGGTCGGGGGCGTCGCGGTCTCGGGTAAGCAGATCTACGTGCGCCAGGTACACAGCGGCATCCACACCGGCGAGGTGGCCCTTGATGGCGGCTTCGCTCACTTCATCGAGCAGCAGGGTGGACAGGTCGCGTTGGTACTGGTCGGGCAGCGCCAAGCCGTGGCGCAGGGCGTAGTCGGCCAGCTCCAGGCCACGCGCCCACAGGCCGGTGTCCAGGTGCCACACCAGCAGGGTGGTGAGCACCACGTCCTGCACGCCCGCATCTGCCTGCAGCACGCCGGTGAGGTAGGCGTCAAAGTCGGCCAGCATGGTGCGTTTGGCGTCAATCTTGCGTTCCACCGACTGGATGGACTTCAAGGTGCGCATGTGCTCGTGCATCTGCGCCTGCATGAGCTCGTAGGCGCTGCCCTCCATGTGTCCGTGGGGGTCTTGCGCGCCAGCGGCGGCAGCGGCGGCGGCCATCACCGTCAGGCGGTGGCGTTGGGCGGGTGTTTGTCGCATGGGTGGGATGGGGTCAGAGCTATGGGAATGGGCCGCTGCGCGGGGCAGCGGCCCACGGCCTCGGTTGTCCGAGGGGCGATCAGCCTCCTTATGGAGCCACGTCCTCGATGTTTTCCACCAGGGCGCACAGGCCGTAGTCTTCGATCACGTAGGCGTCGTTGCTGGATTCGAAGAACTCGATGCGATCGCGTTCCGGCTTGTCGACCACGGCGCGGCGGCGCTTGCCGTCCTGGTAGTAAATGGACAGGTTGTCCGCGCGGGTGATGAGCACTTTGCCGGCCGGGAAGAACGGCGCGACCATGGCTGGCAGACCGCCCAGGCGGCGCTGGCTGATGACGATGTCAGCGGCCAGCTTCTCGGTGGGGGCGTCGTTTTCGGCCACCAGCGGGAACAGCTTGTCGTGCATCAGGTCGCGGCCGACGATGGCCACCAGCTGCGGATCTTCCTGGAACCAGGGGTCCAGCAGCGTCTTGTAGGCGTCGTAGACCAGGGCGTCCAGGTTGGCGTAGTCGCCGCCGGCACCCACAGTGACCTTGCCGGCAGCGGCGCCGCCCGTCATGACGCGCGCGGCAGCATTGGCGCGCAGCTTTTGCAGCCAGCCGATATTCACGTCCTGCAGCAGCGGGCTGGTGGCGCGGTTGGTGGAGACGGCGGCGCTGGTGCCGTTCCAGCCGATCATGATGCGGTCCAGGGCGCAGCGCTGCACCACCTGCGCGCTCACGCGGGTCTGGAAGTCCTTGAACTTGGCCCAGGCGTCCAGCGTGGCGTATTTGATGTGGGTGTCAAAGTTGGTTTGCTTGCACTCGTAGGCGTCCTTGGTCAGTCCGGTGGGGTCTTGCGTGGTGCGCGTGCCTGCGCCGCTGGTGTCGGTGCGGCCCGCGATGGTGCCGCTGATGCCCAGGCCCAGGGATTCGCCGCTCTGCTCTTCCACACCCACAACGTTGATGAGCTGCAGGAACGCGCTGGACTCCTGCATGCTGCTCTCCAGCTTTTGCTGGATCGATGGGGCCACGGTGAATTTTTCGGCGGCGCTGGCCACGCCGTTGATAGCGGCCAGCTGCGCCAGGTAGGCGCCGTAGTGCTTGCGGGTTTCGTTCTTCATGTGAATGTTTCCAGGTTGGTTTTTGGGTTGCGGGGGCTGCGTTCAGAACTCGGCGCGCACCACGCCATCGCCGCCGGTGGCGTGGGGGCGACTGGTGCCTTCGGGCTGCTGGCTCAGTTGCTGCACTAAGGCGTCCACCTGGCCCTGCAGCTTGTTCAGCGCGGTGTGCGTTGTGGTGGCCTGGTCGGCCAGTGCTTGCACCGTCTGGGTGCTGGCCAGCATCACGGCGGCCAGGGCAGGGTCCAGGCCGGCGCTGTGGTTTTGCGCTGCCGGTGTGGCGGGCGCAGCGGGTGTGGCGGGCGCAGCGGGTGCCGGCGCCGGGGCGTGCAGCTTCTCCAGCGTGCTCTTGAACATGGCCACGATGGCCTGCAGTGCTCCGCCTTCACCGGCGGGAGCGCCGTCTTCAAACTCCAGCGCGACGGGCTCGGCCGCGGTGAACAGGGCGGCTTTGTCGCTCTTGCGGGCGGCGAAGGGGTTGGCCGCTGCGCCTGCGGAGAATTTCAGGATCTCGGTGCCCAGGCTGGCGGGACTGTCGGTGACGGCCAGGCCCGTGAAGTAGGCTTCGCCGGAGTCGGCAAACTGCGGGTGCACTTCAATCGAGGTGTAGAGCTTTTGCCCCTTCTTGTTCATCTCGATCAGGGCGGGCAGCGGCTCGATCTGCGCGAACAGGGCCAGCTTGCCGTTTTCCACGGTGCGGGCTTCGACAGCCAACACATCGCCCAGGGCGTCAAACGGACCACCCGGCACGGTGCCGCGGTAGTGCTCCAGCCACACGCGGGCGCCGTATTTTTCGCGGTTGAAGTTCTTGGCCATCTGTTCGATCCAGAGGCGTTCGACTTGGCGGCCATCGGTGGTGGCGCCCTCGGTGGCCACGCGGAAAAATTTAGACTTTGCCATGCTGTTTTGGGTCCGGTTGGGTTGTTGGGGTGGTTGCTAAAACGTGCCCGGATTGGGCTAGCCCTTATGGTGGCGACGACGCCCGCGCAGGCCAAATGGTTTGCCCTGTGGGCGCGGTTTGCACATAACGCAGGGGGTGCGCGCGCGCGTAGTGCGCCCTAACCTCATGGCCCATGAGCACCACAGCGGCCAGCCTGGCAGAGCCCGACAACCCGTTCCCCTTCGAGACCGATGCAGCCGGCGCCAGCGACATCGCAGGCGCGCAGCTGCCGCATGCGCTGGCCGACGACAAGGGTGCAGGCGCGCGGCGCCAGGCGCGGGCGCTCTACTGGATGGGCTGGCGCATCACCCACATCGCGGACCACCTGGGCGTGCCGCGCACCACGCTGCATGAGTGGGCGAAGGCTGAAAAATGGGCCGAAGCCAAACCCGTGGAGCGGGTCGAGGGCGCGCTGGAAATGCGGCTGTGCACCTTGATCGGCAAGGACGGAAAGACCGGCGGCGACTTCAAAGAGATTGACCTGCTGGGCCGGCAGATCGAGCGCCTGGCGCGCGTGCACCAGTACCAAAAATCCGGCAAGGAATCGGACCTGAACCCCGAGATCCGCAAGCGCAACGAAGGCCCTAAGAAACGGCCCGATCGCAACCACTTCGACCAGGACCAGATCGAGCAGCTGAAAACGGCCTTCATCGATGGCCTGTTCAAGTACCAGCTGGCGTGGTGGCAGGCCAGCCAGGAGCGCACGCGCGCCATCCTCAAATCGCGCCAGATCGGGGCCACCTACTACTTTGCGCGCGAGGCTTTGATTGACGCGCTGGAGACTGGCCGCAATCAGATTTTCTTGTCAGCCAGCAAGGCCCAGGCGCACATTTTTCGGCAGTACATCACGGCCTTCGCCAGTGAGGTGTGCGGGGTGGAGCTGGCCGGCGACCCGATCCAGCTGAGCAACGGGGCGAACCTGTATTTCCTCGGCACCAACGCGCGCACGGCCCAGGGCTACCACGGCAATTTCTACTTCGATGAGTTCTTTTGGACCCACAAATTCGAGGAGCTGAACAAGGTGGCCAGCGGCATGGCGATGCACAAGAAGTGGCGCAAAACCTACTTTTCGACGCCATCGAGCCTGCAGCACCAGGCCTATGCGTTCTGGTCGGGCCAACGCATCAACCGCAAGCGCGCGAAGGCGGACCGCATCGAGCTCGACCTGTCGCACGACAGGCTGGCCGGCGGCTTCACGGGCGAAGACCGGATCTGGCGCCAGATCGTCAACATCATGGATGCGGAGGCGGGCGGCTGCGATCTGTTCGACCTGGAGGAGCTGCGGTTTGAGTACAGCGACGAGGAATTTTCAAACCTGCTGATGTGCGGGTTTGTGGACGAGTCGTTCAGCGCCTTCCCGCTGTCCGAGCTGATGCGCTGCCATGTGGATGCATGGGAGGTGTGGGCCGACTTCAAGCCCTTTGCCCAGCGTCCCTTTGGATACAAGGGCGTGTGGGTGGGCTACGACCCCAGCCACACGGGTGATGCGGCCGGCCTGGTGGTGCTCGCGCCGCCGCAGCAGCCGGGCGGCAAGTTCCGGGTGCTGTGGCGCATGCAGTTCAAGGGCGCGGACTTCGAGGCCCAGGCCGAAGAGATCAAGAAAATCACCCAGCGCTACAACGTGCAGCACATCGCCATCGACACCACGGGCCTCGGACAGGGCGTGTTCCAGCTGGTCAAGCAGTTCTACCCGGCGGCCCGTGGCCTGCAATACACGGCAGAGCTCAAGCAGCGCCTGGTGCTCAAGGCCCAGAGCGTGATCCGCGGCCAGCGCCTGGAGTTCGACGCGGGCGACGTGGACCTGCAGCAGAGCTTCATGGCCATCAAACGCGAGGTGACCGGCAGCGGCCGTGGCGTGACCTATGCGGCCGGCCGCAGCAAGGACGCCGGCCACGCCGACCTGGCATGGGCCTGCATGAACGCCCTCGACAACGAACCCCTCGAAGCCACCGCCACCGGCGGCGCGGCCCGTTCCATTTTGGAGATCAACTGATGAGCAGCAGCGATACCACCACCACCCAGAGCCTGGCCGCCACCGGCACGGCAGCCGCCCCAGGCATGCAGGCCTTCACCTTTGGCGAACCCGAGGGCGTTATGGACCGGCGCGAGATCCTGGACTATGTGGAGTGCTGGTTCAACGGCACCTGGTACGAGCCGCCGGTGTCATTTGACGGCCTGGCGCGCAGCCTGCGGGCGGCCACCCACCACGGCAGCGCGGTGCACTTCAAGGCCCAGGTGCTGGCCAGCACCTTCCGGCCGCACAAGCTGCTCAGCCGCGCCACGGTGCACAAGCTGGGCATGGACTTCATCACCTTCGGCAACGGTTACCTGGAGCGGCGCACCAATCGGCTGGGCGGCGCGCTGCAGCTGGAGCACGCCCTGGCCAAATACGTGCGCCGGGGCCGTGACCTGCGCAAATACGGCTTTGTGCGTGGCTGGCAGGAGGACCATGAATTTCTGCCGGGCAGCATCTGCCACATCCTGGAGCCCGACGTGCACCAGGAGGTGTACGGTCTGCCGCAGTACCTGGCGGCGCTGCAGTCGGCCTGGCTCAATGAGTCGGCCACCTTGTTCCGGCGCCGCTACTACAACAACGGCAGCCACGCGGGCTTCATCCTCTACCTCACCGATCCGGCGCAGGACCAGCAGGATATCGACAGCCTGCGCGGCGCCCTCAAAAGCGCCAAGGGCGTGGGCAACTTCAAGAACCTGTTCTATTACAGCCCGAACGGCAAAAAGGACGGCATCAGCCTGATTCCCATTGGAGAGGCAGCGGCGAAGGACGAGTTCTTCAACATCAAGAACGTGAGCCGCGATGACCAGCTGGCCGCCCACCGCATCCCGCCCCAGCTCATGGGCGTGGTGCCCGCAAACGCCGGCGGTTTTGGCGACGTGATCAACGCCGCCAGAGTGTTCGCCCGCAACGAGATCCAGCCCCTGCAGACCCTGCTCGCCCAGAGCATCAACGAATGGATGGGCGAGGAGATCGCGCGCTTCGACCCCTACCTGCTGCCCGGCGTTGACCCGGTGGCAGCGCCCGCACTGGCCTAGCGGCCCGACCCGCCCCTGCCGCCGCGCGGCCGGGGACAGCTGGGCATGTCCGGCCTGGGCCAGCCGGCCTCCCGTGCTCCAGCGGCCGCAGGCCATCACAGCGCCACAGGCGCGCGCAGCTCTCGCGGCACCCGTACCCCCTTCCCGCCCCCTCGTCGCGCTCCCACGGCCCGCCCGCTGCCCCTGCCAGCCCAGGCCGCCCCCACCCCCGCCCAGCACAAGCCCGGACCCCAGCCAACAGTTCCAGCGCGCGGTCGAGACCCCGCCGCGCCTGCCCGCTTAATGTGCCGATCTCGACGGGGGCGCCGACCTTGGGCAGAGCAAAGCCCGGCGTGGGCCGGCGGGAAGGTCGTGGCCTATTTCACATGACGGGATTTGACGTGTTGTGCCGCGCAATGCGGCCTCACGGCGGGCGACAGGTGCTGTATATTTATACAGCATCGAAAGGGCCCCCAAACATGGACTTCCCCGGAGTTCCTCGCCCCTACGGCGGCACCCCAAATTGCGAGGCCGACAAGGCAACGCGGCGTGCTGCCGGCGTGCCAGCGTGCGTTATCCGGCTCAGGTACTCAGGCGTTTTTCTTCCCGTCCGGCTACTGCTTCAAAGGCCCATGCCCATGGGGCTGCTCATCAGCACCTCGGCCCCAGAAGGTTGGATGGTCAACCTGCACCCTATGGATGGCGATACATCGGTTTTCCTGCGTCAGCTGTCCGACGCTCACATGGTCAAGCGCCGCAGCGACGGCTGCATGGTGATAGCCGGGATGGAATGGGACGAGGGCTATTTGCGACGCTGGCCACAAACATGGTTATGCGGCCCCACCCAAACGGAGGCGATCGCAGCCACGAACGCGCTTTCCGCGTGGCTTGAAGCCCGATATACGGGTGCGTGCTGA